ACTTACTAGCTCCAGTAGTAGTAGCTGAGAATGAATCAATACGATAAAGATAAAAGCTATGGTTGGCAGGTACAGTAAAAATACTAGCTTGGTTTCTACCCTCACCACCCCTTATCTTAGCGTAGATTGTCCCGCCATTGGTAAGTGTAATATCATTAGCTGCATTACCTGTCCCATTACCATCTATGGTTATCACATCGTTAATACGAAAGAAGGCTATGGTAGTTGGGGGTGTACCACTATTTAATGTGTAATCACCTGAGATAATATTGTAGTCAGCATCTAATCCTATAACTCTGATAACAACACCATCATCAGCTACATTTGAGTTCACTGTCATGGTTAAAGCTGAAGTAGGAAAAGTATAAGCTGTGTTATTTTCCCATAGGGGAATAAAGGAAGTACCTACTGCCTCATGATAACCAAAGATGTTACGAACTGACAGTCCATTAGATTCACCCTTAGATATACTTAAAGGGTCATGTTCGTATAGATGTCTAGTCCACGTTGTCATTAGTCAAGACTTGAGGTTATAACTACAACAGCGTTGCCATTGTTAGGGAAGGTTTCAACAGAGTTGTCAGCCTTAGTTACCTCAAATTCAACATAGTAAGTTCCAACCGTGTCTGTATCTGAAGAAGACCAATCATATTTAACAATACCCCCAGAAGCATCTACAATAGTCATAGTTTGGTCTACTTTAAGACTACTAGATCCTACTGCCTTCATGTGAAGTTTAACTGTAGCTCCAGTTATATTAACAGCTACTCCCGCTGAGTCCTTGAGTGTAGATTGTATTGAAGGAGACGTATCCCCTTTCTTAATCGTAAAAGCCATTAGGCTACCTCATTGATTGGGCTGTTAATAGTTGTATCGTTAGCGGGGTTATTTAGATTAGAAGAGTTGGTAGAGAGACCTAATACTATAACATTAGAAAGTTCAGTTATGATAGCTGAGTTATTCTTTATTTCTTCTATTGTAACACTGTTAGATGAGTCAGCGGTTAATGAAACAGATCTGGATAAAGCTGCATTATAATAAGGTGAACCAACAACAGGGTCTTGCGTTTCTAGTACGTCTCCAGATAGAACATGCGTTTGATTAATTGCAGATGTATCTAAAGTAGGTTCTTCAGTGACTATGCTAGTGGCATTAAGTGCGTGTTCTTGGTTTATTGCAGTATCTGATACTACAGAATTACCTGTAACTACATCACCCGTTGTAAATACATAAACATTAGTAAATACTGAAGAAGAAACGATAGGGTTGCCACTAACAACATTATCTACTAAGAATGCCTGATCTTCAACTATATTAACATTAGTTATAACAGGGTTGCTAGTGACAACAGAAGTAAGAGTTAAATCATGCTCTTGTTCTATTGCTGTAGTAGCCAGTATAGGGGAGCTAGTTACAATAGAATTACAGGTTAAGTCTTGGTCTTGGACTATCGCTGTGGTAGCTAATGTAGGAGAGCCTGTAATTACATTGTCAGCTAGGAAAGTCTCATCTTCTGCCATGTTGGCATTGGAGACTGTTGGATTTCCTGTGATGACATCAGAAGTAGTGAAGTTATAAATATGAGCTAGTGTGGTAGTTTGTAACTCAGGACTGCCTGTTACAAACCCATCAGCGGAAATAAAATTATCATTAATAAACGGTTCACTATTCTCAGTGAGTAGAAGATCACTACTTTCCTTAAGTATTCTGCTACTCATAGAACTAACCCTTAAGCTGGATCAGGAATACCGATAGTGAATGCACCTAATGTAAATGTGTTACCAGATGTAACTGCTTGTGAGGCCGTAAGAGATCCAGTAGCTAACAAACGACTATTTGAAGTATCTACAATAGCGAAGTGAGTAGCTGTACCTGTACCTGTTACAGAGCCATCAGAAATAGCTGCTACAGTTACTTCACGACCACCACCGCTACGATCAGCGGGTGCGCCAATAGAAAGAGATGTTGAGTTACCTAAAGCATAAGTTGCATTAGCTTCAGTGTATGTTGTAGCTTCCTGAGAGGTCACTAGGATTTTATTTGCTTCCGTGTCTAAAACGCTAAGTCCGTTATCAAACACCCTATTATTTAAAGTCGCCATTATTCAGTTTCCTGTTGTTCAGCTTGTGTTGTAGGTGTAGCATCTGCATCATATCTTAGTTCAGCAATATCCATCAGATCCTGTATAACTTCTGGATGATCACTTACGTTGATGTCTGCTCCATTCAAGTTCCGTAGGAATGCTGCAATCTCACGTAGGTCATGTGGAGCTACATCACCAGCTACAATAGTTGGCATCAGGTCATAGTTCAGACCGTTCAACTCCCAGAGGCGCTCGACAAGCTGTTTGTTAAGGACATCAACAATAGCTTGGATATAACTCTCTAATGCACGAAGGAACAGGTCTGTCTTAGACTTGGAGAGGGCGTAAGAGCCAGTATTACCACCACCAAGCATAAGAAACTCAGAAAGGACACTACGAGCAATATCGTGCTGGTAACGTCTTACAATAGGGTCAATGTCAATATTACGACTACCACTAGATGACATAAGCTCAACATCTACCAGTTTCTGGTTGGTAGGCGCTCCGTCTTTATCGGGATAGGTGTCGGAAGGCAGAATAATGTATCCCTGCTCATTGAACTTGACATCCCTGAGAATAGATTGCAGGTTATTGACAAATCCAGATTGGGCGGCTGTTGCATCCCCTGACAAGTACTCAGCAGGAATACGGGCAACAGGAATACCAGCAAGTTCCCTCTCAACTGCTATAGCCTCAATAGACTGTAGATTATTGACATATTCATAAGAAGTATAAGCATTGCGAAGAATAGAGCGCCCAGCAGGGTCACCATTAATCGTTGTCGTGCGGTAGTACAGACTTTTGCGAGTAGGTATATAATTAGAGTTGTTATAGCCCGACCCATCCTGATAAATACCTTTGACATCACCAGTCTGCTGATCTACATCAAACCTAGAGATTGTCCAAGGCGCACGAATAGCAATCTTGCGTACACCCATACGTCCATCAGTGTACTTAGAACGCCTCTTATCACTTCTTTCAGTAGGGCCAATACGTCTTTTATATATGACTTCAAACCAAGCAAAGCCATACGACAAATTCGATAAGGACTCAGCAATATGGTCATCAAGGGTATGGTCCATATCATCAAGTACAGACTTAACGAACTCAGCTTCTTCTTTAGCTTCTGCACTATCATTGGCTGGCATCACCTTTAAATCTACATCCCGAAGGACTTGTTCAGTAGCGTACATAACAGCACCAATAGTACTGTCGTTATCTCTCATCTCACGGTACTTGCGTATGGCCTTCTTGCCACGCAACTCAGGTAGAAACTCATCAGCCCGTATCTGACCATTGTAGGTGTTATCACCAGCTACACCTAATATCTTCTTGGCCTCTGTTTCTGAGAGCTTCTTAACCATTACCTTAATCCTTTGGCGCTACTATACGCTAGTTTCAGCGTAGGTTTTGCGTAGCCATTCAATGAGAGGTCCGTTATAGCCCAAACTAAAGCATCAAGACGGTCTGGTGAGCCTATGGACCCTAGAGGTTCCCACTGTACCATCTGATCTTCTAAGTCATTAAGTCCTCTTACGTGTTTAACCTTATCCTGTTCATATAGAGCAGATACAGGTTCAGCCCGTGCCATCTTCCCTCTGGATGCATGTACGAGCTTTACTGGGACTGTTTCATCTTCTGTGTGTAATGTGTGACGAACCATATCGCCACCTTGGTTTCTTTCAGCTACAATCCTATCAGCCATGTGTTCTCTATAGAGTTCTACAGCTTTGGATGCCCACTGTTGAGGAGTATATCTACCTGTGTGATCTTCTAAGACGTAAGCTATTCCGTTGACATCTACACCAGCAACTACAATACCAGTCATGTCACTTTCTGCATTTGACGTAATAGCTGGATCGATAGAAATAACCACCCTATTAAGAGATGGTACGTCATCCTTGTCTATCTCACACTTAGCAAGTTGTTGTCTATTCCATAATGCGCCAGATGCTTCATCAAGTATTTCTGCATATAGTTCTTGTCTACCTAACCTTGTTCCCTCATAAGTCTTCTTTACTGCATCTAAGAAGGTATCTGCTAGATTGGCTGCATTATCATAGGTACTCCCTTTGCTAATGGTAGTCTTATCATCATCTAATATTGTGCGTATCAGTTTGGTTGTCTTAGGTGTCGTCGTTACAAAGACTTGAGGACGCTTACCTAAACGTAAACCAAACTGTAGCATATCCCAAGTTTCTTGGGCATTTCTCCATGCACAGAGTTCATCCGTCCATGCTGAGTAGGCTTGTGGCCCACGTAATCTCTCTGGGTCTTCAGCGGAGAAGAATACAGCCTTAGAGCCATTCTCCCATGTCAGAGTATTGTTGGTAGGCGACCAAGTAGGAAATCCGATATGCTTTCCCCTATATGTCTTATCACCCTTCCAACAGACATTGAGTAGACCTGAGTCACCCTCAACCATAACCCTGCGAACATCACCTTTAGTAGGTGCGACACAATGGACAATCTTATCGCCCTTCTTGATCCTGTGTCTGACCCACTCTGAACCTGCACGGGTCTTACCCCAGCCACGACCAGCAAGTGCAACCCAAACATTCCATATACCCTCTGGTTCTAACTGCTCAGGTCTAGCCCAAAATTCCCAGTTGTGTTGTAACTCTTCAGTCTTCTTGGGGCCTAGTTCTTCTAATAGTGCAGCTACATCAGAGTCTGGTAAGTCTCTAAGTACTTGCGCTGTTATCATCTGTACGGGTCTTACCTAATAAGGTCATCAGGGAGTCTATAGCTGACTCATCTACATCGGGGTCTTCTACCTGATCTACTTCATTAACTGTAGATGTTGGCGACCAACCTCCCTTACTACGAAGAAAGAGTTCCTGAGACTTGAAGTCACCATCTAATGCTTGCTGTACAACGACAGAACCTACAGCACCTACAATAGAAGCCTTCTCTTCAGCTATGTCCTCACCATATAGTTTATAGAAGGTAGCTGTACTTGATGGGGCATTCTGATACTTCTGGATAGACGACAAAATATCTTTAACAGATACTCCACTACGAA